AGTATATCTAAATACTTTTTATTAATCTGACTCATTTGCTCCGTCCGTTGTAACTTCAACTTCTTCCGAATTCGAATTGTTTTTGTATAATAAAATTGTTGCCTCACAAATCCTACGATAGATTTGGTCTTTCAGTTCTTCGTTCTCTAACATTTTAGCGAAGTCCTTTGATTGAAATTTGGTAATTTCGCCCGTATCGATATCAATGTATTCATACCAAGCTCCTGCTTGCTTTAGAATTTTAGCATCTTTCATTACGGCTAACCAACCTCCGTAGTTATCAATACCTCTATCAAAGAAAATATCGAAATCTGCGTGTCTTAATGGTGGCCCCATTCTATTTTTAATAACCTGTGTACGAACTTTGATACCAACGATTCTATCGCCTACTTTCAATTGTCCCATACTTTTTAATCTCAATCTAACAGATGCGTGAAATGCTAATGCTTTACCACCCGATGTTGTCCAAGGGTCACCAAACATTGCGTTCATCTTCTGTCTTAACTGATTTGTGAATACTAAAGCGATTGATTGTCTACCAATCATATTGGTAATCTTTCTCATTGCTTTTGAAATGATAATAGCTTTATCAGTTGCGTAACCATCTTTATCATAATCAGCTTCCATCTCTTTCTTAGAAGATGCTGCTGCTACTGAATCGACTACGATTGTAACTAATCTATCTTTATCACCCGTTCTTACTTTCTCAATAATTGTTTCACACGCTTCGAAGATACCTTCAACAGTATCAACCGAAACGTAAAGTAGTTTTGAGATATCTACTCCAATTGCTTCTAAAAATTCTCTACTTACTGCGGTTTCCGTATCAATTAGTACTGCAACACCACCCTTCTTTTGGGTTTCTGCTAAGAGATGGGCGGAGAGCAGAGATTTTCCACTCTGCTCTAAACCCGTTATCTCACTAATACGGCCAACCGGCAAACCACCATAAGGACGATTTGAAATTGCTACGTCTAACATTGCGTTACCCGTAGATAACCAATCCTTAACGTTGGTAGGTGCATCTGCACTATCATCATCTAAGAAATAGGCAATCTTACCATCCTTATTTTGTTTGTTTAGAGAATCGGCGAGGATACTCGCTAAATCTTCTTCTCTTTTGGCCATTTGTAACTAATTTTAGTTGTTGAATAAATCATCGAATGCCGATGCTACATCATCTTTTGGTGCTGCTACTTTTGGTGCAGCAGGTGTTTCGGTTTCCCAAGGTAAATCTCCGATGTCAGTAGTTCCACCTAAATCAGCCGATGGCGCCGTTTGAAACGATGGAGTAGATACAGTTGGTTGCGATACTATCGGAGCTGCTTTTGGTGCTTCCAATGCTTCGTTAACAGCGTTATCAGTTCCATTAGCCGGTGCTGATGGGTTTAACCAATTCTCTAACACACCTTTCAATTCATTATAAGATAACTCTGAATATAATTCAGTAATATCTTTTTGGTTTTCTAACACACTTTGAATTGCTTCAGGTGTATCAGCTACCTTTGATTGAGATGGTTTAACACGAATGGTTGTTGTTGGATAAGCTGCATTTGATTCTTCAGCTGAAACAATTTCCAATACGATATCTCTACCATTTAATGGGTCGGTGATATCTCCGTAATCTGGGTCAGCAATATATCCTAAGATATCCTGATAAACCGTCTTACCAAATCCCCAAAACTTAACTCCTTCGCTTTCCTTACCTCTTACGATTACAGGTGCGAATGTTCTTAATTTTGGCTCCATCTTCTTACCTGCTTTCCAATCATCGGTATCACCTGTACGTTTGAGTTTTTCTGCAAACTCAACGATAGGGTCAGGTCTACCAAAAGAAATTGGAGATAGATACGTTTTGTTGTTAATGTTGTAGTGAAAGAATAATTCAATAAAAGGAATATCCTTATTGAATTTGTAGGGAACTAATCTGATTTGATGTTTTCCCGGAGTTGGCTTCCAAAGTGAATCTGATTTTTTGGAAGTGTTTTGTAACGAGTTGAATCTCGATAGGGCAAGTTTAATGTCCATTTTGTTTTTGTTTTAAAGTTAATAATTGTTTTTAAAGTTGAGGTTTATATCGATATTACCTATATCTAAATATAACCTTTTTGCTTTTTGTTGTAACAAATGTACAACTATTTTTTGATATTTCCTAATATTTTTGAATTATTTATTTTGCCCATTTTCCTCTATTCACTAATTGTGAAATTACGGAATAAACTGCAAGGTCTTGGTAGGTATCTTCGATTGATTCGCCTACTTCATCCGGCTGTCCTAATACTACTAATTGTTTTAATCGATTGATTTTGTCATTCTTTCTGAACCACAATCCACTTAAAGATAATTTAATATCTTCTTTGGTTTGTAGTGCAGTTCCTACGGAAATGTTGCCAGGTCCATAGTTTCTTTGCTTTTTACAAAATGTAGTGTACATCTCATCTAAGATGTTTTTAAATTCTTCGCACGTTTGTGGATAGGTTTCTTCGCAATATTCAATTGCAGTTTGTTCTTTGAGTTCCGACATAGTTATTTTTATTATATTGTTTGTATTTTATGTTACAACAAATATAATAAATTAATTCGGAATTTCCAAATTAAAAAGTATCATTATTCAAATCAGATAGATTTAAATTTTTGTAAACTTTTGTGGGGATTTTTTTGTAGCCGTAATTTGATGTAGTAATAATACAATTTCTGAATTCATCCCAGTCTAATTGGTATGAATTATCTAATTGACCACCTGTCTTAGATTTAATAACTTCGTTTAAGGCGTTAATTGTATATATTGTATTCGATTGCTTTTTTCTATGTACTAATATAGTTTTCCATTGAGAATCTATTGGAGCAGACCCCTTTTCTACATTGTATGTTATAAATAAATCAGTGTCTACCGATTTACTTTCCAATACAAATATATTAGGATTAATAAGTGTATAGTTTCTTAATACAAATTCTAATGATGTATCTAATTCATTTCTATATGTAAACAAACATAAAAGTTGTGTATTCATTTTATTATATTCTCTTTTTTTCGTTATGGAATCTTCCTGCTCCTGGGTTCTTACTTTTTCCATCCAATGTGAATCCAATGTTAAATTCAGGCTTAGGATATGCTAATCTATCAATTCCATCTGAACTATCTATTTCAATTCTACCTGCTCTCGCCAATGCAGCTCCACCTCTATCTTCTTTTTGAGATAATACACTATCATTTGCGAAATCCTGAACATCTACATTTGTATTATATGCTTCATGTGCTAATTCACTATACATATAATATGATTCCAATCTCATTTTTATTTTCTGCATTGTAGCATCACTAACATCAGCACCTGCTTTTTTCCTTTCCAATAATATATTTTGGTATGCGCTATTGATTTTACTAAATCCTCTACCACCATTTGTTTTAGCATCTTTTTCAAGTGCTATTATATATTTTGGAGAAACATTTAGTTGTTTTGCTTTCTCTTTTAAATATTTTTGATATTCAGTATTAAGCCTTTTATGTTCGCTTAATGGTTTATCCATAGATAATGAATATGGTTTGTTGTGTGATTCTGCTAATTCGATAACCCCCTTTTTAATCAATCCTTTAGGGTCATTTTTCATAATTGATTTTCTACATTTTGATGGTAATGCACTTGCACCCCCTACACCTTTTTTAACACTTCTACCATCTAATGTTACAACTCGGTTTTCACCTTTACCATCGCTAATAGTAATGACATCCACTGTTTCCAATGTAACCGATTGTGGTAATAATGCACATTTACCATTTTGTGTACCTTTACCATTATCATGCATCTCACGAATCGCTACGAATATTTCAGCGTAATTTGCCCAACCTTCTTTTAAAGATGGTTCTCCGACATGGTTTGCAATTTTAGATAAGTGATTTTCAAAATTTTCTAACCACTCTTTTGGATTTTTATTAGGGTCTCTTTTACTGAACTTATTTAATTCATCTATTATTGTCAAAGTTTCTTTATCACTCACAAATGCTTTATCAGCCAATTGCTTAAATCTATTAGCCATACCAGCTATCGATTGTTGAATAACTATTACTCTATTTTTAGGAGAATCGGGTACTACCCCATTATCCATATCAATAAAGTCCATATCATTTGCTTTTATTTTTTCAGCATATTCATCTAAGGTTCTATTATTCTTTTCAATTCGTTTTTTCTCATTAGGATTTCTAGCTTCAGCCGGATTCATTCTAATGATATTTAAATTTCCAATCTTAACGCTTGCAACCTTACCATCTTTATCTTCTTTAACTGCTGTTACGTTTTTGAGAATTCGTGTCTTACCTACTTTATCCAAATAAGTTTGGTTTGCAGTTGTTTTCTTTCCTCCAAATGTAGATGTAGCTAACATAGGAATGCCATTCTTTTCTGACCATTGTCTAAATGCACCAATTACAGGAGTCGATTTATCCTTAGCCCCAACATATATTCTTTCTCTCTTCTTAGGTCCTTGGCTTGTGAAATTACCAGGTTCTCTTGCTATGTAAATTTTACAAGCATTTGGATTCACATCCGTAGGTTCTGCTACTCTTACATATTTAGCGACTAACTTTTTATCGGCCTCTGATAATTTTTTACCGTTAAATAACCCATTCAATAATGCATCAACTTTTAAATGTTCCTTTGCATATGGATTACTTTTAGCTTTAGCAAATATTTTAAGTTGGTTAGATACAGACAATATAGCTTGATTTACGTTTGCTACGGCAGTTGTTGTATTTTTACTATCATCAAATCTTCCCATCACATCCGTTAACGTACCATTTAAGTTTACATTAACAGGCGTTTGTATTTTGGTAGGCGTTTTTGTAGCCGGTGCTGTACGTTTCTTTTCCGCATCCGTTTGTTTAATTGTAACATTTGGAGTTGGAGTTTTTGGTTCTGCTTTTCCAAATTTACCACTAGCCTTTGCCTTTTCTATATCTTTTGGCGTTGCTTTAGTTTGTGTATTTGGATTATATCTTTTTACTGCATATACTGCACCACTTTGTTTATTAACTACCAACGTTTCGCCATTTGTAGAAGATTTTGGTTTTACCGCCTTTTCTCTTAATGTATTAATTGCTTGAGAATTGCGTATCCCCTTTTCTTCTAAAATGATTGTAAGTTCATTTAGATGCGCTTCGTTTGTTAAATCAACTATTCCTGTTGGAATTCTGTAACTTAGTTCCAATAATATTTCATCAAAATTTGGAGTCATTATTTTTTTAATTTTTTAGGTAGCATTTCAGATAGCTTTGTAGAACCGCTCAATTTATTAGCTAATTCTTTAGCGTATGCTACTGCCTTTGCTTTATCATTGAATACTTTATAGTTAGTATCAGTCATATCATCATCATTATATCCACTTACAGCGTAGTTTCCTTTATCATCGTAAACAGATGGGTCTGATATAAATACGTTGTTACCATTATCATCTCCAAATGCAGTAACGCCATCAATTGTCCCACCACTATAATAGCTAAATCCCTTTGGCATTTCTTTTTCAAAATCTTTTCTATCGGATTTTTCATCAAATGGTTTAGATTTTACAGAAGGGTTGGATGATGATGTACCACTTTGTGAATATTTTGAAATTATATCTTTTGCATATTTGTTTCCAGGGTTACCGGTAACGGCAGTCATAAAATCCATTGGTTTTAATTTTTTGGATTTTAAATCAGCTGCTACTTTTGAAAGGTTTACACCATTTTCATCTGCCCAACCTGCTACTGCTTGTGTTCTTAAACCTGTTCCGGCTGCAATTGCATTAACGGTTGCCATACCATCGGATTTAGCAGATGCTCCACCCGTTTTTGCAAATACCGAACCTCCTTTATCTTTACCAAAAACCGAACTTCCTTTTACAGGTTCACTATTTTTAGCAGCTTGACCTGCGGTTGTAGTTTTACCTGCAATAGTTACTTTTGTATCAGGTCTTAATTCGTGTTGTTTAATATAGTTATCGAATTGGTCTTGATTCCTAAAATCAATTTCTTTTAGGGGAACTAAATTTACTAATTTCATTTTTTTATATTAATTTCTATTATATAAGTATCGAATATAAATATAAAGTTTTATTGTATTACAACCAAATTGTCGTAATTACTTCCTTCATATGCTCTGACAGGAAATCCACCTCTCTCTAAGATGAATTGTAAATCTTTTAAAAGTGATTCCCGTTCCTGCGGATGTACATCGATTAAGAACGCATCGTATGTATATAGTATCATTTTTGACCTTTTCCCATCCAAACAATCCAAAACTTCCGATAACTTCATATAGTTAATTTCAGTTTCTAATGCCTGTAAGAGATAGTTGAATACCTTTTGTTCGTTCGGAGATTCGATACGTTGAAATGGAATTTCCCTCTTATATAGAGGCGTCGTCAAACGACCCGAAATTACGAACTTTTGGTAAACAGAATTGATGTATTCATTTACCTTTTGAAAGAATGGAATCCCTTTCGCAAAATCATCCAATCCACCATAAAGGTATTTGAACGATAAGGCTTTGGATTCTTCTGTCGTAACCCCATAATATTTTGCTAAATGTTCGTGCGCAGTTTCACCTTCGGGAAACACATATCCAACCATCTTACCAATGATACGGATGTGATAGGATTCATAATCGAATTGAAGAAGAGTACCCCCATTAAATCTACTCACTACATTTGCTCTACTACCATCGGATTTATTCATCGCAGCCCAATTCACCCCTAAGTGTCTATTGCTCGGTCTGCCCGTTACCGTATATGGATTGTATTTTGTGTAAGCAAACCCTTTGGGCAAATATTCTTTGTTGAAATGAAATCTATCAATAAATTTTTCTTCTTCGACTTTTACCCCAGCCCCCTCCAGCCTCCCTAATGTTTTGATGGAATCCGAATATTTTCTATACCAAGGTTTGATTTCTGATATTAACGGGATTTGTCTTAGAACTTCGTACCATCTCATTATAGGTACACAATCATTTAAATATTTAAAGTCGCTTCTGTACCCCTTATAAACCTCGTCAGCGAACTCATTGAGTATGAATGGTTTACCATTCTCTTCAAAGTAAACCCACTCATAATCGAGTCCTTTACTACCAATATACCGATTTCCATAAACTAATGTATTCTCATTAACCAATAAGCTTAATACAGCCGGTCTACATTTACTTGCATCAATGTGGTTGAAGTTTATAAGGTAATCGGAGTCTTTGGTTCTAAGGTAAACAAATGATATCGATGTATCATATTCATGTGCTTTGGGTGAACTCCATACAGGCACCATCAAATCTATTTTTGGATTTGATTTATAAAAGGACAGAAGGGTATCGTTGTGCTCTATTAAGTTCATACGTTAACAAATATACAACTTTTTTTTGAGAAATCAAAACTTTTCTTTACTTATAAAATTGTAGTAGATTTGGTAAATATAAGGAAATATTTTTGATTTTCAAAGAAGTTAAATTAATTGCAGCTCTATTTGATTCATTTACTCCAATATCATTTACAGTACCATCATCCTTATACGTTCGTTGAATAGGTCCACTAATTCTCCATTTCATATCAGAAACCTTCCAAAATGGCGATTGCTCTAATTTTCTGAATTCATCCTCATCTATTTCAAATATGTAACTATGTGAATCATTTGCCTTTTGGCAAAAGTATCTTCGAATAAATGCCAATTGATAATCCGTATCCGATGGGGATGGTACTATTGTGTTTGGTACATCTATTTTGAATATATTTAAATTATTTGCTACTTTAGAATACATATCTTATTGTTTAGGAGTTATTCTATGCTGTGCTTCCAATGTGGTTCTCCATCCTTCGGGTGCTATACTATGTTTTGTATTTGTAATTTGAAATACTCCGATTTGATTATATATTTCTGGCACACCATTTATTCTAAAATACTCACCGCAATTAAATCCATTCATACCATCTATTGTTAAAGTTATTTCAATAGGACTTAATGTACTTTTAATATCGCTCTCAGGAGATGAGAGATGTGTTTTTATTGTATCAGGGTCACTAAATATAAGAACTTTATTCCCATCTTTAAATTTAAATCTTATACATTTACTATCTATAATATTCTTATAATCTGGAGCTTCGTTTGGTTTTGATGCTGTTTCATCCTCCGGTACTGCTGCTTTTTCTACACTTTCCTTAAAATTAGTTTCCAATGCTTTTAAATCAATCATATTCAATGAAAAGAACCCATCGGCGTTACTCATCATAGAATTATCAAAACTTTCAAAAACACTATCTGGTAATGGGATATTCTTTAACGCTTTTAAGGCTTTTAAATCTTTTAATGCATTTGTCAAAAATCTTTGAGCGTTAAACACAGTTCTACCGGCAACTAAATTACTCAATTCAAAATTGAAACTGAAATCTATAACATTTGATTTTATAGTGTTTACATTAAATCTATAAACCTCATCAATTTTAACATCACTTTGTCCGGTGTAATCTACAATACTCGCAGAAACTCCTTCAGCATGACTAGCTCTAACTAATCTAAATTTACCATAACTATTTCTATTCATAGCATCTAATATGGCGCCTAAAAAATCTATTCGAGTATATGCCGATTTCCACGCCTGAACTAATGTTTTGTAATTTATAAAAATATTTAAAGCATTTCCACAACATCCCCCATCAGTTGTTTCCGGATTAATTATATTACCATTAGTATCTTTTACAACAGCTCCATCGTTTACAGAATAACCATTTATACTACAAGATATAGTTTGAGTTGATATCTGAATAGTATCCCCCTCCTTTACCTTACTATCATTGATTGGAGCCCTAAATGTGACCATTTTTTGATTTGGATATAGTATTTCTGTATTTGAAGATATTATATTTTTATGAGAACGAATTGGTATATATTCCTTATCAATACCATCTACATTATATTTTGGAATAATAAAATCAAAATCATCTTTTACATATCCTGTTTCTTTTAGAGAATAATTCATTAATTTTTCTAATATAAATCTTAAAGAAACATATCTTTCAGTAGATGCGGCTTCATCTTGTTTAGTATTACTAACTTTATCCCAATTAAAAAATTCGTTTTTCCATTGGGCCTCTTCAGCATCTAAATCCGATTTTACTATATTTAAATCGGCTACTAATTGAGTAATCCATTGGTCAAACGTTGGTACTTGCGGTGTACCAGCTGTCCCAACGGAGGTCGTTGTATTGCCAATATTTACAGGAATAGCTAAGGACATTTGGTTTCCTTGTGATATTTCCACCATTACATTATATGTACCATCCGCATCTATACCAAAATTATAATCTGTAACTTTTCCTGCTACAAAATCATATGAACCCAATGATTTTTTAACGTGTTCTTGAAATAATTTAAATGAGGTAGTTGTAAATCGATAGTAAGATGAAAACTTATCTATAAAGCCTTGGTAATCATTTTTTGGAAATAATAGTCCAGAAACTTCGGCTGAATTCGAATATGTGCCTGCTGGCTTTTTATCTTTAAATCGATAGGTATCCAATGTGTTATCTCCGAATTCTACCAAAACATTCATACCAGGTCTACAAAAAAACAACTCAAACATTTCAAATTGCTTTAAAGAAAAACATCTAAGGTTTACCCTTGCTATTTTTAAGGTATTGTTTGCACCATCGGT